GTTCGTTATCTTTGCGTAGTTCCAAAATAATTGTGTATGAACTGTTAGCAACCATACCTCTAGTTACGATACCAATATCACCTTTAGAACCTGTTGTTCCTTTAGAGTTATTTGGAATTGTAATCCAGTTTCCTGCTGAATCATATTCACCGTTGCCATTTAGATACATCATAGGAACTGGTGTTGATGCATTCCAGAATAATTCTACATCACCATCGGTAGAACAATCATACCAAATACGATATGTGCTTAGTCCGTAAAATGATAGAGCGCCTGTGTTTGCACTTGAAGATAATAGATTTGCTTTAGATGTATCTAATGCGCCATACAATGTGTTGGCTTGGATACGAACTGCATTTGATTCTTGACCTGTTCCGTCAAATGAACCGGTTAATTTAATAACCACATGTTCTGTCGTATCTTTCATTACTTGATATGTAAACGAATTTGACATTTGTAATCCCTGTTATTGTTTGAATTATATTTATACCAATATGTCAAAATTACTCAGCGGCATCAGCCGTTGCAGCAGGTTCAGCTGCATAGATGACTTCATCTTCAGCTGTGGCACCAGCAGGGTTCATAAGTTGTTTTGCAACTTCAACCTTGTGTGTTTCAATATGTGCCATTACCTTGTCATGTAAAGCAGAATACAATGCGTTACGCATTTCATTTGGATTATCTGCTTCTGCATAATCTATTATTTCTCTTGCTGTTGCCATTTTTTTCTCCTAATTATAAAATGCGTTTCAATCTGGTAAATGTGTTCTCAACTTCTTCTAAGCTAAGGTCACCTTTAACCGGTTTTGAACTATTGGAACTTTTTGCTTTTGGTTTTGATGATGAACTACCACCACTAGAACCGCCACCATCTTGACCTTGGTCAGGCATTAAGTCTGCCTGTTGAACCATCTGGTCGGTTTGAACTTGTCCTAACATTTGTTGTTGAGCAACATCATTTGTTACCGCAACAGGCAAACCAAGACCCATTTCTTTTTCTTTCTCTATCTGAGCATCCATCTCTTTGATTTCATCATCTGTTAGACGCAACACATTTTGTTGTATCCATTTTTGTGAGAAATATCTTCCAGTATATGGATCAACCGCACTTAATATTGACAAACGGTTGGTAATTAATTCTGCTTCTTTAAGTTCTGAGAAGTTATTATCTTTGATGAAATCATAATGAATATTTTCTTTGAACAAATCAAATTCTTCATCGGTGCAAATGCCTTTTAATACACATTGAATACGCAACGCTTGATTGAACACATCTGAAAATTTATTGCGTAGTCTATCTACAAACTTGGAGAATTTTAATTCGTCACGTGTGATTTCTGATGTTCTACCTAGAGAAAAACCTTGGTTAGGTTCTAAACGAGAAATTGGAACACACAAAGCACCATATAGTTTCTTTTGGAAATACTTAACATCTTCTAACTCACCTAAGTTTTGACCACCTGGTAGTGTAGTAATCTCTGTGCCTTTGCCACCTTCTCTACGTGGTAACCAAAAGTCTTCCATCATGGACATAAACTTACGGTCATCACGAACTTCACCTGTGTTGGCATCATAGACAAGTTTATTTTTATACTTAATCATAATGTCACGTAGGTATTGTTCCGCTTTTAACTTAGGAAGATTACCAACGTCAATATAAAAAATGCGGCGCTCAGGAGCACGTGAAATACGATAGATAACAGTTGCATCTTCAATCATCCTTAGTTGATTCAATGGTTTGATTGCCTTGTGTAGATAAGACAATACAACTGCTCTGCGTGAATCCATAAGACCAGAAACCACAGAAATAATAGAATCTGTTGTAATACGAACACCAACAGGACCAAAATTGGATGCACTACCACTTACAACCTTATCGTTGTAGATATAGTATTCGTTGACTGGTTGCATAATATCTGCACCAGTTCTTTCATCTTTTTGCTTACGCATCTCACGTATCTTACGCAATCTACGTGGGTCGATATATCGTAACTCTTTGATACCTTCTTGTGGTCGTTCACGGTCGATGATGATGTGGTAATACATTCTACCATCAACATAATATCTACGGAAGATATCTTGTGCCATCTTTCTGTAATCCAATAGACGCAATATGGTATTGAATTCTTCTTTGATAGCGTTCTTAATTTTTTCTGGTTGTTTTAAATCATCTAAAACAATTTTAGTAATTAGACCATCATCGTCTTGAACGATAGCTTCATTAACTATATCATCTATTGCGGATTCTATTTCTGGTTGCATCGCCATTTCACGATAACGTGAAATTAATTCAACCTCGTTTTTTGCTGTGCCATCTAGGTCAACATATGTGCCATAGTAAGCGGCAGATGTAATAGTTAATGCTCCATCATCCTGTGTAGGAGGAGCAAATGATTGTTGAACGGCTGCTTCTTCCTCGTTTTTGTTACGAGAAATTGTAAAACCGAACAGTGAAAATTTATTGTCGTTTGCCATAGTTGTGTATAATTATATAATCAAAAAAACATGGAGGACCCCTGAGGGCCCTCCGAAATTATCAGGAAGTTGTATCTGTTTCCCAGAATTGATAAGCAAATGTGCAAGTGAATTCTTCAATTGCGTCATTTGAACCCCAATCAAGGTCGATTGGTGCTAAGTCTAGTGGGAACAAACCAACAAATTTATACTTCTTCAATTCGTTTCCTGTTTTGCCGTATTGAATAACGTTTGCATCAACAGAATAACCACCAGAATTTCTAGCAGCACCTGCACGAACGTTACCTGCGTGGCTGTTAATAGAATTCATCCAGCTTTCTAAAGAATTTCTGATAACGAAATCTTCATCGTTGATGATTGTTAGTGTCCAATCAGCAAATGTTCTGTTGCCTGGAAATTTCATTTCACGACCAAAGTAATAAACAGGAACAGTTCCGATAGAAGAACCTGGCAACTGTGCTGTCTTAGCCATAAAAGTTATTTTTTGGCCAGCAGCTGTAGAGTTGGCTACGTTTGATGGAAATATTAAAGATACAGAGAACAGATTAGGACGGGCACCGTCCCCAATCATATTAGCTCTGAATTCTGCTACATTGAATGACATTGTTTTCTCCTATATCGTTTATTTATTAAGCTGCGCCAACGATTGTTACGAAGTCAACACCTGTTCCAACAGCAACAAAGTTCAATTGAATGTAATTCACTGAACGTGCAGGTTTGATGTAGATATCACCAACAAACTGGTTACTATCAATAACTTGTTGTGTGTTATTTGTTGTATCGCAAACAACTCTGAAGTCTGTCAAACCACGGCGACCTTGAATGTCACGTAGGAAAGGTGATACTAACGCAATAAATTGTGTTCTTGTGAATTCATCGTTCAATTCGAACATTGAATATTTAGCTGCTTGAGCAATTGCTTTCTCAAGTGTGATAAACAAACGGCGAACGTTGATACGGTCAAACGCAGAAGGTTTATTCAACAATGTTTTGTCACCAAACAGAACTGTTCCTTGACCAGGGAAAGATACAACAGGGTTTACACCAGCTGCATACAATGTGTCACGATATGATTTGTTTGGATTCCATGCCAATTTAATGCAGTTCTTAATTGCACCACGGTTGAAACCAGCTGGAGAGAACCATGGATCACGAACGTTATCTGTGTATACACATAGACCAGCAACATCACCGTTTAGTGGAACCCAACGATATGTGTTGTTGTATTTGTCGAATTGATATTTCCAACCAGAGTCAGCAACAACATAAGAAGAACTTCTTGCCAATGCTGTCAACCAATCTTGGATGTTTCCTGTTTCGTTGCCTCTCTTATTAACAACGTCTGTGTATCTTGGTGATACAAATGCCACACAGTCAGCACGACCAACGGCAATATTGTCAATTACATATTGTTGAACAGCAACTGAATGACCACCAGTCAATACTAATGCAACATCAATTGATTCTTTGTTTGCAAACAAATCATAAGAATTTTCAACATTACCATCTGTAGGACTTACGGAAGAACCTGTTGACAAATTGATTGTTTGGTTTGTAGCTGGTCTTGCAAAAGTTTTTCCAGCGGCAGTTGTTCCCCATGTTCCATTTGTTGTGATGTATTCAATTGGATCCATTGCATAAACATATTTTGAGTTATTAAAAATAACTTGTTTGTAATAGTTTGTTACACCATTAATAGTTGCATCGGATGCAGCAGAAACGAAAGCATATGTTTCCAAAACTGCACCAGCAGAACCTGTGAACAATCCATTTTCGTCAATAACTACAATGTGCATTTCATCGTTTGCGCCATTAACAGAATCAGCATAATCTGATGTTGTTGGTGCAGATGTGAAATAGTTTTTGTATGACCATGTGCTATATGTTTCGGTATTTGCACACACATGAACGGACAAAGAATTGCCTAATGTGCCTGGATAACGTGCCGCAAAAGGACCGTAATCATTACCGTTGTTTGAGTTCAAATAGTTAGCTTCATAATCATCTTCATTTTTAATCTGAACATTCAAACCACTACCGTCTGTCGCATTATTAGCTAATGTTCCAACTGAACGAAC